TGATGATACAGCAAAAGAACCTGAAGCTGCACTTGAAAGACCTTCCAGGAGAAGATCAACAAGGGGAACAGAAGCTGCATCAACACCTGGGACAACCCCTGCTTCTGAAAAAGCTTCAGAAGCGTCAGGTGGAACAACACCTAATCAAAATGTTGAAGGACAAGCCTCAAGTGATGCTGCTGCAACTACTTCAAGGACAAGAAAAAAACGTGGAGAATAAAATTTTTTAACTTCATAGTATCTTAAAAAGATACAAAGATTCAAAATAATGCAAAAAAAAATAATAATAATGAAAAGGATGGTAATAAAAAATGGCAAACGTATGGGATAAATTCGACAAAGCAATCGACACAGAGGGTTTGAAGAAAGATGTTGCAGAAGCAGCACAAGGTGGGGCAAGCTTCAAAGAAGTTCCACATGGTAAGTATGAAGTTTCAATTGAAAAGCTTGAATTGGTTGAATCCAAGAAGCATGATCCAATGGTTTCATGTTGGATGAAGGTTGTGTCAGGTGAATTCAAAGGCAACAGGATCTTCATGAATCAGGTCATCACAAAAGGGTTTCAGATTCACATTGCAAATGAGTTCCTTCGCAGCCTGGATTCAGGTGTTGACATTACCTTTGAAACTTACAGTCAGTATGGACAACTTTTGATGGATGTGCATGAAGAAATTGATGGACAACTGGAATTTGCAGTTGAATATGGCGAAAAGAAAGGCTTCAACACCTTTGAAGTTGTGGAAGTGTTTGAAGTTTAATAAATAACTTCATAGGGTGCAATTCAATTTGGTTGCACCCTTTCTTATAAAGTTATAGCGAAAGGAAAGCGAAATTATGAAAAAACTGAAAATAGTATGCAAAGATAAATCACAAATAACTTACACAATGCGGGACTTCATGGATCACATGCTTTATTTTAATAGACATTCAATACATTCGATTGAAAGTGCAATATTGCACAAGTACCCATTAAAGCACAATGAACCTATTAAACTTGTTTAATCTACAATACCAAGAGGGTGGTGAGGTTTTGAATGTTATTTTATGACTTTGAAGTGTTCAAACATGATTGGTTGGTTGTGATCATGGATGTCACCAACAGATGCAAGCATGTTGTGGTCAACGATTCAGACAAGCTGCAATCAATTTATGATGACCACAGAAGTGACATTTGGGTTGGTTACAATTCAAGACACTATGATCAATACATCCTGAAGGGCATCTTGTGCGGGTTTGATCCAAAGAAGGTTAATGATCACATCATTGTGAAGCAAAAGGCGGGTTGGATGTTTTCAAGCTTGCTGAACAAGATCACATTGAACAATTTTGATGTGTTCAACATAGCAACTGACAAAGGTTTGAAAGTCCATGAAGGGTTCATGGGGAACAACATCAAGGAATCCAGTGTTCCATTCAACATTGACAGGAAGCTGACTGAAGCAGAACTGGAAGAAACCATTGAATATTGTACCAATGACGTTGAACAGACAATTGAAGTGTTCATCCAAAGGAAAGAAGAATTTGAAAGTCAAATGGCATTGATCAAGATGTTTAAGCTTCCAATTTCCTATATTTCAAAGACAAAAGTTCAGTTGTCTGCAATCATCCTGGATGCAAACAAGCGGTCACACAATGATGAATTTGAACTTGAATTTCCTGACACAATGCAGATAAAGAAATATAAAGAAGTGGTTGCGTGGTACAGAAACCCATTGAACAGGAACTATGAAAAAGAACTGAAGATTGACATTGCAGGTGTTCCACATGTCTTTGCTTGGGGTGGTCTGCATGGTGCGATACCAAAGTATAGTGGGGAAGGAATCTTCTTGAATGTGGATGTTGCTTCATATTATCCCGCACTGATGATTGAATACAACTGGGGTAGCAGGAACATGAGTGATCCAACCAAGTACAGGCAGATCAGGGACATGAGGTTGAAATATAAGGTAGAAAAGAACCCAATGCAAGCACCTTTGAAGATTGTTTTGAATGGGACATATGGGGCAATGAAAGACCAAAACAATGACCTTTATGATCCAAGGCAAGCCAACAATGTTTGTATAGGTGGGCAACTGCTGCTGCTTGATCTGATTGAAAAATTGGAGGGTCACTGTCAACTGATACAGTCAAACACAGATGGTCTACTGCTGAAGCTGAAGTCAATTGATGACTATGATCTGGTTGATGACATCTGTTATGAATGGGAACAAAGAACCAGGATGGAACTTGAATTTGAACTATTTACAAAGGTATATCAGAAAGATGTCAACAATTATGTGATTGTTTCTGAAGATGGATCATACAAGTCAAAGGGTGCATATGTGAAGAAACTTTCTGATCTTGATTATGACCTACCAATTGTGAACAATGCGGTTAAGGATTACTTCACTAAAGGGGTTCATCCTGAAGTGACAATCACAGGGTGTAATGATCTGAAGGAATTTCAAAAGATCGTGAAGGTATCATCGAAATACACACATGCACTGTATTCACCAAAGGTCACTGAAGAAAAGATCAGGGTGGATGGAAAGCTGAAAACGGTCAAGGTCTTCACTGGTGGTGAAGTCCAAAAGGAAAAATGCTTCAGGGTGTTTGCTTCCAAGGAATCATCTGATGGTGGATTGTTCAAGGTGAAGTCAGCAGAAAAGAACCCTGAAAAGTTCGCTTTGACACCTGAACAGTGTTTCATTGAAAACGGTGATGTCAATGGAAAGAGGGTTTCAAGGAAACTGGACAAGTCCTGGTATTTGGACATGTCAATCAAACGGTTGCAGGACTTTGGGGTGACAATATGAAGGTGGTGATGACAGATGCAGTTGTTCAAAGGGTTTGTTGAAACCAAGGATAAAAAATGCATTGAGAAGTTCAAGGGAAGAACTGATTTCAAGACGTATGAACAGATCAGATTGCTTCCTGAATTTGCGGGAATCCTTGGTGATGAAACGATCCTGATTGACATTGATGACTTTGAATCCAGTGAAATCATGTTTGAAATCGTGAAGGATTTGAAACTTCAGTGCAGGGTTTACAAGACAACTAGGGGAAAGCACTTCTTATTCAAGAACAAGGGTGTAAAATCAAACAGAACACATGCTTCCCTTGCAATCTGTCTGAAATCTGATATCAAGCTTGGATGCAAAAATTCATATTCAGTGTTGAAGTTCAATAATGTTGAAAGACCAATTTTGTATGATGCCTCTGAAGATAAAATTCAGGAACTTCCAAGTTGGTTCATGCCGATCAAGACGAACTTTGACTTCTTGGAAATGGATGCGGGTGATGGAAGAAACCAGGCACTGTTTAATTATATCCTGACACTTCAATCAAATGATTTCACAGTTGAGGAAGCCAGGGAAACGATCAGGATCATCAACAAATATACACTGAAAGAACCGCTTTCAGAATCAGAAATTGAAACAATATTGCGTGATGATGCCTTTCAGAAGCCAATATTCTTCAAAGGGACTTCATTCTTGTTTGATAAATTTGCTACATATATCAAGAACAATCGTCACATTATCAAGATCAACAATCAGCTTCATCTTTATAAAGATGGAATTTATGTAAATGGACAAGCTGAACTTGAAGCAGAAATGATCAAGCAGATCACGAACTTGAATAAGTCCAAAAGAAATGAAGTATTGGCATATTTGGACATCATGATCAGACAAAACACTTCAGCAACATCAGCAAATATGATTGCTTTTAAAAATGGGGTATATAACTTCACTGATGGCACATTTGTTGACTTTTCACCGGAACACATAATCACTAACAAGATTGATTGGAACTATAATCCCACAGCATATTCAGAACTTGCAGACATGACCATGAACAAGATTGCTTGTCAGGATAAAGAAATCAGAATGCTGCTTGAAGAAGTGATTGGGTATTGTTTTTATAGAAGAAATGAACTGGGGAAAGCTTTCATCCTGACTGGGGACAAGTCAAACGGAAAATCAACCTTCCTGGACATGGTCAAGACTTTGCTTGGTGAAAACAACATCACTGCACTTGATCTGAAGGAACTGGGTGACAGATTCAAGACTGCTGAACTGTTTGGGAAGCTTGCAAACATAGGTGATGACATAGGTGATGAATTCATTGCTAATGCAGCAGTGTTCAAGAAATTGGTCACTGGGGACAGAATGAATGTTGAAAGGAAGGGTCAGAACCCCTTTGACTTCAACAATTATTCCAAAATGTTATTCAGTGCAAACAACATTCCCAGGATCAAAGACAAAACTGGTGCGGTACTTAGAAGATTGATCATAATTCCATTTGATGCAAAGTTTTCAATCAGTGATCCTGATTATAGACCATACATCAAATATGAATTGCGGGAACAAGAATCAATGGAATATTTGGTGAACGTGGGGATTCAAGGATTGAAAAGAGTTCTTCAGAATAGGCAATTCACAAGCAGCACCAAGATTGAAGAAGAACTTCAGGAATATGAAGAATCCAACAATCCAATCATTAGTTTTGTGAAAGAAATTGGTGAAGACACAATTGAGAATGAACCGACAAACCAAGTTTATAAGAAATATCATGAATACTGTCTTTCAAATAGTCTTCAGGCATTGTCAAACATTGAGTTTTCAAAACAGATGCATAAAAGGTTCAGTTTCACAATTGCTGACAAGAAGATTGATGGGAAGAAGTACAGAATTTTTATAAAAAAGACTTAAATGAAGTGGGGGAATAAAGATGAACAAGAATCCAAGGTTGAACAGCAGTGGGTGCAAAGATCTCACTGCATTTGAAGCAATAAAACACATTTCAGACCAGGAAAAGAAAGCAAATATCTTGATCAAGGATCTGAAAATCAAGATTAAGGACAGTGGGTTTGAACTGGTTGGAAGAATAATAATAATTGATAAGAAGGGTAGGGAATATAGATGAAAAACACAAAGATCCATCTATGTGATAGTTGCAAATTTTGTGTTCCTGAATGCAATCCTGAAAAGATTGAATTTGGTGATGGAATTGGAAATGATAACGTGATTGAGTGTTCACAACATGAAGGGGGTGGCGGTCAGTAATGGATCAGAAAAAGACATGGGAAGAACAGCAAGCTGAAAAAGCTGCAAAGATGAAGCCGATCAAGCAAATGATCATTGGTGAATGTGCAAGGATCATGCATTTATTGGAACAGAATGCTGAATCAAATCAATATGGGTACAGTGAAAATGCTGCAAGTGAATTGTTTGCAAAGATGCACGAATTAAGAAGAGACACAATCACCCTGGAAAAACTTCAGAAGGGAAGATGATCAGCGGTTCAAGATGCGGTTCAAGATAGGTTCAAGATAAATGATGTTTTTCAAGGATGATCTTGAACCGCTTTAAAGCTTTATTGATTAAGGGTTTGCGTGGTTGGTGGTGGTTGCGGTTCAAGATGGTTCAAGATACATATGACTTCTTTATTTAAAAGGAAAAATAATCATTGTAATTTTATTATTCTGTAAAAATTTAAGTATAGTATAAAAAAGGATCTTGAACTTGAACCGCAAAATTAAAAGCATTACTGAAAGCTTTATTTTAAAGGGATTGATGCGGTTCAACATTGACTTTGAAAAAATGCATTTATCTTGAACTTTTCAAAATGATGTTGAACCATGTTGAACCGATAATGAAAGGAAGGATAAATTCACATGAGTGATATAAATAAAATCATAACACAGACATCTGAAGAAACCGCAGCAGCAGTTGTTTTAGAACTCAAAAGACAAGGTCTGATGAAAGATAATAAGCAGACACCATTTCAGAAAACAGAACAGCTTCTTTATAATTATAATAATTTCAAAGCAGCCATTGAAGAAAAGCATGAACAGATCCAAAACATCCAGGATGTAGGACTTCCACAGAAAAGTAAAAGCATCACATCCTGGGGCGGGAATCATACACTTGACACAAGCACTGATGCTGAAAAAGCTGAAGACAAAATCCAGGCAATTGAATCAACAATAATTGTCACTAGGAAGTTCATTTCAATCATTGATTCTGCACTTCAGAAGATTTCTGATGATCAATACTATGAGATCATAAGGTTGAAATATTTTGAAGAAAAGTCCAGGGAAGAAATTGCAGAAGTCCTGGGGGTTGATGTGTCAACGATCACCAGGAATAAAAACAGATTGATCAATGTGCTGAAGATCACATTGTTTTCAGATGAAGTAATTTATGAAATATTCAGTTAGGGGTGAATCATATGAATAGGAAGCAAAGAAGGCAGCTTGAAAAGAAAAGGGTGACTGCAAAGGATCTAAAAGTAATTGAAGATCATTCCAAGTCAAGGGGAATTGATGCAGCTACAACAGGGATTCTTGCTTCACTTGCATTGACGTTGCATGACAAGTGGGGATGGGGTCATGTGAGGATCACAAGGTTGCTGAATCAGATTGATGAACAGTTTGATGCAGTGAACAAGGGTTTCGTTCCCCTTGAAGACTTGTTGAAGACTGTTCGTGATGAACTGGGGGTTGACTTCAGGTGAGTTGGTGCAATATTCCATGCCACATGCACACACTTGTGGTGCATTATATAACAAGTTAAAATGGTATTAGTGATATTCTGTGATAAATAAATACATGAAAGAGAACTTTCAGGGTTTCAGCCTCCGAACCTTGAAAGTTCTCTTTATTGCTATATAATGGAATTAATAGGGGGTGTTTAAAATCGATCCAAAAGATTTTAATAAAATAGGCTTAAATAATTTAGCTAGGTTTGATACTAAAGAATTAAGTAAACTAAGTGAAACAATTAAGAATATTAATGTGCAGCCTAATGTTAGTAATATATCAACATTCAAAATGGATTTTTCTTCAATTGAAGAAAAGAGAAGACAAGAAGCTGAAAATCATGAGAACTTGAAACGTATTGTAGCAGCAACAGAAAGCATTGATTCAAAGCTTGACCATGTATCAAACGATATAGAATACATACTTCATTCCATAGGTGCGAATTTTCAAAGGCTTGAACGGTTAGGTATAGAAGAAAAGGAAGCTTTGAATTCTCTTTTATTAGCATTACAATATAGAAATGCTGATAGTAAAATAAAAATCAAAGAACTTCTCGCCGATAAAGGGGCAGATTTTTTAATTAATTTGTTTTTTGCATACTTCCAACTGAAAATGACAAATCCAAATGTATAGAACACCAAATGGTGTTCTTTTTATTTTGTAAAGAAAGGCAGGTGATAATGTGGCAAATCTTACAGACAGGCAAGAAAAGTTTGTTCAGGAACTGATCAAGGGGAAGTCCCAACGTGAAGCATATAAGACAGCATATAATTGCAGCAGGATGAAAGACACAACGATTGATGTCAAAGCATGTGAATTGTTCAAGATGGGTAAGGTTTCGGTAAGGTACAATGAAATTCATGACAGGCTGATCAAAGAAGCTGAAGATGAATGTATTGTTGAAGCAAAAGATCTTCTGAAGGAATTGGTCAAGATTGCTTTTGCTAATGGATCAGATTTTGCCAAGGTTGTCACCAATGAGAAAAGAAGAAGACTTTGGGATGAAGATCTTGGTGAATATGTATATGAACCAATACAATATGTTGAAGTAATAGATACAGATCAGTTAAGTGATCAAAAGAAAGCTGCAATCAAGTCCATAAAGCAGGGTAGGCATGGGATTGAAATTGAACTATATCCAAAGGATAGGGCAATTGAAATGCTTGGGAAGCACCTGAAGATCTTCACAGAGCAGCTTGAAGTCAAGGATGTAAGTGATAATCCATACAAAGGGTTGACAACAGAAGAACTGAAGAAGTTGGCGAATCTATGATGAACACTGAACTGATTAAACTTAATGCCAAGATAGAACTTGCAAGACGTGAGTTCTTTTTTTATTGCAATCTGAAAGCACCTGATTTCTACAAACCAAGCAGAAAGTATTTAGTGGATCTATGCGGGGAACTACAAGAATTCATTGAAGGTGATGATGAAGTCTTGGTCATAAATGAACCACCCAGGCATGGAAAATCAAGAACAGCGGGTTTGCTTGTTGAATGGGTGCTTGGAAATGACAATGATCAAAAGATCATGACTGGATCATATAATGAAACTCTTTCAACCATGTTTTCAAAGAATGTAAGAAACAGCATTCAGGAAGTGAAGGTTGATACACTGAAACCAGTATATTCAGATGTTTTCCCAAACACCAGGATCAAACGTGGTGATGGTGCAATGAACCTTTGGTCATTAGAAGAAGGATATAATAACTACCTTGCGACATCACCAACAGGAACAGCAACAGGATTTGGTTGTTCCCTGATGATCATAGATGACTTGATCAAGAATGCACTTGAAGCAATGAATGCTGAAAAGCTTGACGATCATTGGAATTGGTTCACAAACACAATGCTTTCCAGGCTAGAAGAAGGTGGGAAGATCATCATTATAATGACCAGGTGGGCAACAGGGGATCTTGCGGGAAGGGCATTGGAACATTACAAGGCACAAGGGGCAAAGATCAAACACATCACCATGAAAGCACTTCAGGATGATGGATCAATGCTTTGTGATGAAGTTCTTTCAAGAAGATCCTACAATGCAAAGGTCAAAGCAATGGGTGCTGACGTAGCATCAGCAAACTATCAGCAAGAACCAATTGACATCAAGGGAAGGTTGTATTCTTCATTCAAGACATACACAGACATTCCCAGGGATGCAGCAGGTCATCCATTGTTCACAGCAATCAAGAACTACACTGACACAGCAGATCAAGGCAATGACTTTCTTTGTTCCATCAATTATGGTGTCTATAACAAAGAAGCTTATGTCCTTGATATTTTATACACCAAAGATCCAATGGAAGTCACAGAACCCGCCACAGCAAAGATGGTCTTTGATGGTGGTGTGAATGATGCTGACATTGAATCAAACAATGGTGGGCGGGGATTTGGAAGATCGGTTGAAAGGATCTTGAAGCAGGTTCACAAATCAAACAAAGCAAAGATCAATTGCTTCCATCAATCCAAGAACAAGCAAGCAAGGATCTTGTCCAATGCAACCTGGGTGATGGATCACATATATTTTCCCGCCAATTGGAAGGATCGTTTCCCTGAATATTATGATGCAATGATCAAATATCAGAAGGAAGGTAAGAACAAGCATGATGATGCACCTGACTGCACAACAGGAATTGCTGAAAAGATCGGTCAGGGTGACAAATTCAGCTTTGATTAAATATTAAAAGGAAGAAGGTGAATGATGAATGTTCAATTTATTAGGTAACAGTGAAATGGATCGAATAAATAATATAATCAAACAAGGTGCTGCAACATCAATGAATGACAAGCAGTTCCTGGAACATGAGATTGCAAAGTTCAAGAAGTCCGATAAAAGGAAGGCAATGATCCAGGGTGAAAGCTATTATTCAGGGGATCATGACATTCTGACAAGGAAAAGGACAGTCATTGGTGAAGCAGGTGAAACAATTGAGGTCAAGAACCTTCCAAACAACA